ACATATATTCATCCTAGCATAACTGGGATAGCAACTGATGCAATTGTTTGTGCGGCTGCGCATTCATAATCAAACTAATTATTAACATAAAAAATTATTAAAAATGAGAAAATATTTTTATTTCAGAACAGAAACTGATGAAGATGAAGATGATGCTGCTGCTAACTCACTTATGGTACCAGTTGATAGGTTTAGAGGTGCAATACCTTCTAACTCCTCAGCAGGAACCGCTGCTAATGTTATCACGTTATTCTTTGAATCAGCATTAAGTATGAAAGGCGCTGGACAAAACAACGAGCATATTATACAAGATACTGTTGTATTAAACGTAACTGCAGGTAAAGCAAAAGACGTTTTAGTGGCAATAGCAGAAGCTGCTAATGGACATCCACACTCAGATGGTGTTGTTGTTATTGGTGACGATGCAACTACTGATTTTGATGGTAGTACTAAAGCTGCTGTATATGTTCACCCGGGAATTACTTCTGTAGGAACAATTACTCAAGCTGCTGCATTATCATAGTAAATGAGACTAACCGCGCAGGATCTGCGTGAAATGAATATCCTTAAGTATTACAGGCTCACACGAAAGTGGGTCTGTAAAACTTACGGGTTAAAAGATGCAGATTTAGAATTATTAATTTATTTAGATTGTAAAAAAAGATTTACACGACAAGAGTTTTTAGACGGTACTTACACATATTCATGGGACAAAAACCGTTGGGAAAGGCTACGAAGAGATGGTTGGATAGAAGTATGGAGACATAGAAACAGAACAACTATAAAATACTCTGTATTTAAAACATCTTTTAAATGTGGTCAAATGATAAGTAGAATATATAGAATACTT